ACGAAGTCCAGGCCCAGCTTGCCGCCCGCGATGAGGAACTGGCGACCCTCCGCCAGGAGGTGGAAGCCCTCCGGGGCAGCCTCAAGGCGGCGGCCAACAAGTATCGCGATGCCCTGCTGGCCAGCCGGCCGGAGGTGCCGCCCGATCTGGTGAGCGGCGAGACGGTGGAGGAGGTGGACCAGCATCTGGAGGCCGCCCTGCGCATGGTGGCCCAGCTACGCAGCCACCTGGAGTCGCAGGCCCAGGCGATGCGGGTGCCTACCGGTGCCCCCGCTCGGCGCGCCCCCGATCTCTCAGCGCTCAGCCCCGCCGAGAAGATCGTCCACGGCCTATCACAGCAGCAACGGTAGCGGCGTAGCTGCAGGGCTTTAGCCCTGCGATAAGAGGCAGACCTAACGGTCTGCAGCTACGGAGCAAGAGGAAAGGAGTGTGTAGAAAATGGCCCTAACCCTAGCCGAAGCATCCAAGCTTTCCAACGACGTCTTACTACAGGGCGTCATCGAGACCATCATCAAGGACAGCCCCATCCTCCAAGCACTGCCCTTCATCGAGATCGTGGGCAACGGCCTCACCTACAACCGCGAGAGCACCGCCGCCACCGCCTCCTTCTACGATGTGGGCGACACCTGGACGGAATCGACCCCCACCTTCAGCCAGATCACGGCCACCCTCAAGATCATGGGCGGCGATGCCGACATCGATAACTACCTTGTGGCCACCCGCTCCAACATCCAGGACCTGGAGGCGGCCGTCATCGAACTGAAGGCCAAGGCAGTGCGCGACCTGTTCGAGGAGACGTTCATCAGCGGCGACTCGACATCCAACCCCAAGGCCTTCGATGGCATCGACGTCGTCTGCGAGTCCAGCCAGACCCTGAGCATGGGGGCCAATGGCGGCTCCCTCACCCTGGACAAGCTGGACGAGCTGGTGGATACGGTGAAGGGCGGCAAGCCGGAGCTCCTGCTGATGAGCCGCCGCAGCCGCCGGATCATCAATAAGCTGGCCCGCACCGCCGGCACCCTGCTGGAGACCGACCGCGACCAGTTCGGCCAGATGGCCCAGTACTACGACGGCATCCCCATCGGGGTGTCCGACTACATCCCCGACGACCAAACGGTGGGCTCCAGCAGCGACTGCTCCACCATCTATGGCACGCAGTTCGGCGAGGGGGCTCTGGCCGGCCTCAGCGGGCCGGGCGGCCTCCAGGTGGAGCGCGTAGGAAGCCTGGAGCAGAAGGACGCCAGCCGCAGCCGCATCAAGTGGTACACGTCCGTCGCTCTGTTCAACACCCTCAAGCTGGCCAAGCTGGTGGGCGTGCGGCCATAGGCAGGGCCGAGGTCAAGGGTCGAGGGCCAGGTTGGGGCCGGAAGCGGTGGCCCTCGGCCCTTAACCCGGCCAACCGAAGGGAGACTCCGTGGCCAACGTTCGCATCGATTCCCAGGGTGTGCCCAAGGGGCCGGTCTACGAGGAGACGCCACCCATCCTTCATCGCAGCGGCCTGACGGCAGCCGATCCCTCCGACCCCACCAGCACAAGCGAGGGAGTAGACTGCACTGGCTACCGCAATATCCGCTTCGATGTGGACACCAGCGGCTCTACGGAGCTCACCGCCCTCAAAGTGCAGCTCCTGGTGTGGGACGCTACCGCCGACAAGTACTTCCGCGGCGGCGAGCGCAGCTTCGGCCAGCAGGAACTGGCCACCAACCCCATCCCCAGCCTGGAGGCGGAGGTGAGGGGAGCCACCGTGTTTCTGAAGGTGGTCTCGGCCACTGCCACCAGCCTTTCCATCTCTGTCTACGCTTCCTTGAGCTAGGAGAACAGCATGGGCCGACTGAAGCTAATAGGCGAACCAGAGGGCGGCGGTACGGACGATCACTCGGCCCTGTCCAACCTTGACTACGCCCAGTCCGGCCACACGGGCTTCGTTCCCACACAGGGCGAGGCCCTCATCGACATCCTCCGCCTCAACCAGAACCTCATCCGAGACTCAGCCGGCAACGACCGCATCACCCTCTCAGTGGCCAGCCCCCACCTTACCCTCACTGGTGCTGCCAAAATCAGTGAGCGGGCTGCTATTGGTGGGGTGGCTGTCAACAGCAACGTTCTCCTCATGCTCCAGCCGGTGCCCAATCCTTCCACCAATAATTTTCAGGGGCTGGTGGGAGCACCCTGCGCCATGATCCCCTCTGGTTCACTTGGCGGTTTGATTGCGGCGTTAAGCTATCAACTCGCCATCAGTGGTGGTGGAGGGGGAGCGGTGGTAGCCAAGATTGCGGGAGTCTATGTGAAGCTGGGGCAGCTGGGGTATGACGGCACAGTGACCGACATGAAGGGTGTGGAAGTAGACATACCCATGATGTTCGGACCTTCTACCACCATCGACACCTACACTGGCGCCGACCTTCAAGGAGCAATGCACCCACATATTGTTGATGCTTATGGGTTACGCATCCGAGACATCACCAACAATACAGGCTTTGCCCGCCTCCTGGAGATTGGCCCAGACGCCCCCTACCTCCGCCTGCTCGGCGGCACCGACCCGCCAGTCAACAAGAGCAACCTCTACCTGAAGTTCGGCAGCACGCTCTACCGGGTCGTCAAGACGGGAGAGTACATGACCCTGGAAGCGGCCTAACGGAGGAGAAACGATGGGCCTCAGCGAAAATAATCTGGAAACGCTAGTGAACATGCTCAACGGCCTGTCCCAGCGTCAGGACGCGATCCGGCAACTGGCCAGTCAGCTCCACACGGGCGTCGTGTGGCGTTCGGTGGACGGCCAGTTGTCGGTAGCCCTCTCGCAGGCTCAGCGCAGCGAGCTGGAAGAGTTCGTGGACGCCTACCTCAGCGAGTCAGAGGTCCTCATTGCCTCAGTGAAGGCCATGCTGCGGCAAGCTCCATAAGGGGGTAGCCCGTGAACCTATCAGAGATGAGGACGCGGGTCCGACGCGACCTGCACGACGAGGACCCGGCCAACCAGCGCTGGACCGACGATGAGCTGGACCGCCACATCGAGCGGGCGGTGCGGGAGCTGAGCCTGGCCATTCCCCTGGAGGCCAAGGCTACCCCGACCACCAGCGAAGGCAGCCGCGATATCTCCCTGGCCAGCCTCAGCGACCTAGTGGCTGTAGAGGCGGTGGAGTACCCGGTAGACAAGTATCCCCCCAGCTACATTCCCTTCTCCCTGTGGGCAGACACTCTCACCCTCCTGGTGGACGCGACGCCCCCTGGCGGCGAGTCGGTCAATATTTACTACGGCAAGATGCACACCCTGGACGCCACCACCTCCACCATCCCACCCCACCTAGAGGAGCTGGTGGCTACCGGGGCCGCCGCCTACGCCGCCCTGGAGTGGGCCAGCTTCGCCACCAATCGCATCAACGTGGGCGGGCAGGACGTCTGGCGCCACTACCTGACCTGGGGCCAAGAGCGCCTGGCCGTCTTCTCCCGCGCCCTGGCCAAGCACAGCCGGCGCAATGCCGTGCGGGTGCGCCGCTTGTACACGCCGGCGACGCAGCCGGTCGACCAGAGCACTGTCTGACAGTCATAGCAAAGAGGAGAGAACTACAATGTCGGTGGCAAAGATTCGTTCCGGCCTCCAGTTACGAAAGGAAGGGCTGCCCGCCGAGGCCTTCGCCATCGTCGGCGACCCCGACGATCCCGCCACCTGGAAGCTGCCCCACCACACGCGGGCCATCTTCCGCGCCCTCAAGGAGCGGCTGGACATCGAGCGGACGGTGGATTGGCAGCGCATGGGGGCAGCGGTGGCTGCCCTCTCGCCGGGCGGGTATCGCGGTCGTCGGGTGGAGGCGACGCCAGAGCAGATCCTGGCAGCAGCCCGCCACCTGGCTTCTCACTACCAGAAGGCGGGACGGGAACTGCCTTCCACGCTGGCGGACCTGCTGGGGCGTAGCTAGCTGCACAGAACATGCGAACCCTGCCCTCCGCGCTGCTCGCCGCCCAAAAGAGTGCCAGCGCCGTCCCCTGTGTGAAGGTGGAGATCGCCGACAACATCGGCGGCGTCCGCCGTCTAGACTGGCAGCGCCTGTACTCGGGTAGCGAGGCTGATAGCTATCATGCCGCCACCATGCCAGGCGATGGCTCCCTCGTCCGCTGCCGGGTGAACAGCGGCTCTCTCTATCGCCAGCGGGTGACCGGCCCCGGCCCAGGCAGCAACTTCAGCGACTGGACTTTCGTAGACTCCACCGCCAACGCTGGCGTCGCCCTGGCCAGCCGAGCGGCCCAGGTGCTGCTCTTCTACGTGGGCACCAATGGCAGGACTATCTACGTGCGGGAAAGCAGCGACTACGGCGCTAGCTTCGGCTCAGCCACAGCGATAACGACGGCGGCCGCCGCCGTGGGGTGGCTGGCCGCCGATATCAAGGGCGATAACACCGTCCTCCTCATCTACTCGGTGGGCGGCACCGTCTACGCCGTCAAGCGCAGCGGCGGCAACTGGGGCAGCCCCGCCGCCTGGACCAACAGCCTGGCCTCAGTGAGCGGGCTGGCCTGCCAGTATGAGGCCGACTTCGACGTGGTGGTTTCGGGCAGCGACGCCCAGGGCGCCTCCAAGGTCTGGACCTGCATCTACGGCGACGGCTACTCCCAGGTGGTGGACACCTGGTCGCCCCTGCGGGAGATGGCGGTGGCCAGCACAGGCTCCAACATGGAGTTCCGCGCTCCCTT